AAGTTCTGGAGCCTCCCACTTGCCGCGTGCCATATCGAGCAGCACGATTTGTCCGGTTTGCGTTTGGCCCCAGCATTGAAAGACGGAATAGTCATTCTGTTCCCTTGTCTTTTGCGCGGTGTCGGCATAGATCGCACGCCACTTGAGCGGCGGCATTGCCTCATAGAATCGCCACCATTCGTCCTTGAAGATGCCGCCGCCAAGCGGAGCGGGGCGTTGCATGTATTGACCAGCGAACACATAGGGACTGGATTGCTCCAGGCGGTCGAGCATCTCGGGCGGGAATTGTTCCGGCCAGAACGATGATCCATCGGGATCACGGGCAGGGATGACAAGGCTATCCCAATGTTCACCGGATCCGCCACCTAAAAGCCAGCCGGAAAGATCATCTTCGTGGAGCCGCTGCATGATGACGATGATCGGCGTGTCTGTCTTGTTGAGGCGCGACTGTATCGTGGTCTGATACCAGTCGATCACGTTCTGGCGCATGATGGGCGAGGTTGCTTCACCTGCCTTGTGCGGGTCATCGATGATGATGGCACCGCCGAAGCCGTCTCGCATCTTGCCAGCGCCATAGCCTGTGATGGTTCCTTCTGCGCCGGTTGCGTATACGATGCCGCCGTGTGAGGTCCGAAACTCATCCTTTGCCTTGCTATCGTCTTGGAGCGATACCCACGGGAATATTGATCGATAGGTCTCGTGCTGCATCATGGCGCGGATGTCGTATGCGTTGGATGTGGCGAGGCGCTTTGAATAACTGGCGTGGATGAATTCGGCATCAGGCACGAGGCCGATGGTCCAGGCGATGAATGCCTTGACGGCAATCTCGGTCTTGCCGGATCGAGGCGGCACGTTGATGATGAGCCGCTTGATGCGGTGGGCGAAGACCTGCTCGAGGCTACGGCAGATTTCCCGCTGATGCCTGTTCGGTAGCATGTCCTGATTGGTGCGGGCGCGGTAGATCGTGCGGGCGAACTTGTAGAGCCGTTGATGGTTGGCGGCTCGATGTTCACTCGGCGTCATCGTAAATCTTGTTGAGCGCAGCAAGGACGGCGGCAGCGACTGGCTCCGGTCTCAGCGATCCATCCTCGTTGGAGATGTCCACGGTTTCGCGCCAGCGCGCGCGCGTCTTGAGCCAGAAGATCATGGCAGTTGTATCGCCAGCCTTGGCCTTGTTGAATAGCGCACCGCCGATGGTTGCGTTGGCCTTGTCCCTGGCTTGCTTCAGTTCGGCGGAATAATACTTGTAAAGCGTCTCTTTGTGGATGCCGAGGATTTCGGCAATGCTCTCGTGCGTGGTGCCGACCGTTGCGTGCAGCGAGACTAGCTGGCGCTGCGCGTCTGTCGGTGCGTGAGGCTTGCGGCCTAGCTTGCCTTTGGTTTCTTCGGTCATGTCGATGCCTCAAGTTCCTTGCGTTTTTCGGCTATGGCAACGTCATATGATGCGGAGCTGTCTTTCTTCCAATCGTATCGGCTGGAAGCGACATCCTCGAATGTCTGGCCGGTGGATTCGAGCGTTGCCTTGTGGCCGGTGAAGTCTTGCCAGCGTTTGACGATGACATCGCAATACTTTGGGTCGAGTTCCATTGCGTAGATTGAGCGCCCTGTCATTTCGCCAGCGATGATCGTGGTGCCGGAACCGGAGAAGGGTTCATAGACCGCCTGGCCGGGATTGCTGTTGTTCTCAATCGGGCGCTTCATGCAATCCACTGGCTTCTGGGTGCCGTGGCCGGTTTCGGATTTCTGCGGCTTATCGATCTTCCAGAGCGTGGTTTGCTTCCGGTCGCCACCATAATGCCCGACTGCCTTTTCCTTGACTGCGTACCAGCACGGTTCATGCATCCAGTGGTAGTCGCCACGCCCAATAGCAAAGTTGGACTTTGCCCAAATAATCTGAGAGCGCAATTTGAAATCGCAAGCCGTCAAGCTGTCAGCCACTACGCCAGCGTAAAGACCAGCGTGCCAAACGTATGCCACATCGCCGGGAAACAGCGCCCATGCTTCGCGCCAGTCGGCTTTGTCATCGTTCATGACCTTGCCGATAGCACTAGCACCGATCTTCTTGCCGTTCGCTCTGTCGGCCTCGTTGCGCCAGTTCGGATCATAGACAACACCATAAGGCGGATCAGTCACCATCAAGTGCGGCTTGACGCCAGCCAGCAGCGCATCGACATCAGTTGCAACGGTCGAGTCTCCACACATCAGCCGATGCTTGCCCATCAGCCAAACGTCACCCAGCACCGTCACCGGATTGGCTGGCGTTTCCGGCACCGCATCCGGGTCGGTCAGGCCATCGGTCTTCTCCGCGAGGAAGTTCTCAAGTTCGCCGGGATCGAAGCCGGTGAGGGAGAGATCGAAGTCCATGCCCTGCAAGTCGCCGAGTTCGACTTTCAACAGATCGATGTCCCATCCGGCATCGAGCGCCATCCGGTTGTCGGCAATGACATACGCGCGCTTCTGGGCCTCCGTGAGGTGGCTCGCCTCAACGCACGGCACTTCCTTCAGTCCCAGCTTGTTCGCCGCCAGGACGCGCCCGTGGCCCGCCACGATGCCATTCTTGCCGTCCGTCACCACCGGGTTGATGAACCCGAACTCCTTGATCGATGACGCGATCTTGGTGACTTGGGCCTCGGAGTGCGTCCGGCTGTTGCGGGCGTACGGGATGAGGTCTGAGGTTGGAATCAGCTTATAGGTCAGCATTGCTGTCCTTTTTATTGTCGGTTTTTGTGACTGCCTTAACGGCAAGTTCGATATATCGCGGAATCGGCTGCTTGCCGGTTTCGTATGCTCGGAACGTGTTGCGTGCGAGGCCAAGGGCTTCTGCTGCCTTGCGCTTCGATAGGGCAACGGAGGTGCGCCATTGGATGAGTTCGTCCGGTGTCATGCGGCGCAATATAGAGCAAAAAAAACCCCGCCACAAGGGCGGGGCTGAGTTACTGCGGCGGGAGGAGTAAACCGCAGGGGGATCAATACCGATATGGATGCTTTGGCACTTCAATGCCCATGCGTCTAGCCTTTTCCCTCATCTCGCGGAAGGCCTTCAATTCGTTCTGCCGGATGCGTTCGCGGGTGACGCCATAGTCCTTGGCGATCTCTTCGAGCGTCCTTTCCGGTTCGCCGGTGAGGCCGAAGCGGGCTTCGATCATGGCGCGGCGGCGTGGATGGGTGATGGCAGCGACCAGCTTGGCAAGGAGCGGCTTGTCCACTTCCAGGCTCGATGGTGCGGCGATCTGGGCGAGTTGCTCGGCGTCGATCTCGGCCTCGATGGAGTTGCGGGCGGTGAGCAGGTCTCGCATGTGGTGCGGCCAGAGGTCTTCCGGCTCGGTGCGGAGTGCGGAGGAGATGTCCATTGCGAGTTCTGACCAGTCGCCGTTGGCGATGGGCTTTTCGCGGAAATTTATAATCGCGTTGATGTGTTGCGGAGACTTGCCCATGAAGCGGGCGAGATCGGCTTGTGTGGCGAACCCTGCAGCCTTGATGGCGCGGAGGAGTCTGGCGTTTCGGACTGTTACTTTGACGGCGAAGTCGGTCATGACTTGTATGGCTCCGGAAGTGGCATCCATGCGGTTACGTTATTGAGCTTCTCGCCTCGGGGTCCGTCATCGTGCCACCGTTGGCTTGTTTTATTCCATCGGGCGATGCGGATGCGGTGGAAAGTTTTGATCGGGCCGCCGAACATGGCAAGCTCGAATTTGCTCGTCTCGTAGGTACAGGTGACGAGGACACATCCTTCGGGCTTGCGGTCGCCTTTGGCGATGGGGGTCCATGTGGCTGTCATTCGGTCCTCGTGACTTTGGTGCCGATGATGCCTCTCAGGCTGATCTTGCGGCAAGTGTAGCGGCGTGGGCGGTAGTAGCGGGCGGCATCGTGCTGGAGCGATTTTGAACTCCGACCGGGAGCGAAGAACGATTCGCCGATCTCGACGGTGCGCCACGGATACTTGGGCGGACGTCCACTGGGCTTAGGCATTGTAGAAGCTCAGATCGAATCCGTAGTAGGGTTCAGCTATGACGCGGCTCAATGGGGTGTGGACCGATGCGTCGATTGCCCATTCGTAGGGTCCAGCCTCGAAGCAGACTGACCAGCAATCAATCCCGTCATGGTGGCGGGGTTCGCCGGG